GTGCTGATGGCCCGTTTTGAAACGCGATCGTTCGATGATGTGATGCGCTTTGCGTTCGTTCGAGCTGCGCCGAGTCGTCCGCCGTGGCTGCGGTTGCAGTTGAGGTGCGCTATGCCTGATCCGTCTAGTCCTGGTGCTATGTCCCCTGTTTCCGATAGTGGTGGTTCGTGGTCTGCGCTTGGCCCTTCTGGGTGTGATCCAGGTAGTGACATGTCGACTGGGTATCCGCAGCGGATACAGACTGGTTCGCATTGTTTGAGCACTTGAGTGCGCCAGGCCCGGTATGCCTGACTGTTTCTCGGGTTCACTTGCTCGTGCCTCGCATGATGCGTTCGAGGGCCTCCCCCGGGTACCCCTTGATACGGGCGGCCTCCCGGTCTAGCCATCTGCGGTGGGTGTCCGGTCTGCATCTTTCGCATGGTGATGTTTCTTGCTTTGCAGCTGTGGGTTCGGTATCGCGCCATCCCCGATGGCAATCTATGTGCTGGCAGAAACAGCCGGGCTTCCTACAGTGCGTGTCATACGTTGTCGTGCTCATGCGTTTCCCCTTTGGTTGTGGTCGGCCGGTCTCGGTCTCGGGCTTTGGCCCGATCCCGGCCTCTTCTTGTTGTCGGTTTTAGTGATAAGTCCCCTACCAGGTTTTGTGGGCTTCTCGTGGCCAGTGCTATTTCCTCCGACATACTGGTCAAACGACTCCCGGGCTCTAACATCGCCGGTCCCGGTATCCCTCGGCACTCATCGTTTACGTTATCTCTGCTATGAAGTCGTCGACGGATTGCAGCTTGTCGAGGTTGTCCAATAGGTAGTCGAGCCCTGCATTTGTAATTTCTGATGTTGCATTTACCTGGTTTCGACCACCAAGCATGAGCAGGCCATTGATTGCCCCTAATAGGGCGTCATCGACTATTCCACGCTCCCTGAGTTTTCCTGACAATAGGCCCATTTGCTTGGGCGTGAGCGGCTTGGAGTCATAGTGCCGCGCTGCGGGGCCTGTAAGGCGGTCTGTGGGCCTCGGTGTGGGTTTAGAGTAATAATCCTCCGAATCGGCGTCTGTGGTCTTGTAGACCCCTTCACGGGCCTTAGCGGACCTCACCTCGTCAGCAGTTGCCACGCCCTTCTCAATCCCGATGCCAATAGCGGCCAATGCTCGGCCCCAGCATGAGGTTTCTAAGTTCTGGATCTCCGACCCACGGGTGTACGGCGTGAGACCGGGGATCACTTCCATAGCCGTTCCGATACCTGGGCGCTGATCATCTGGTGTGCGATAGGCGTAGGCCCTGCCAATCGCCCATGTCTTGCCGCAAATCTCGGTAATGATCGGCTGATCAAGCTGCAGCGAACCCTCGGGATGCTTCTTGTAGAAATCCCTCATGCGCTGGGCGACGGTGACGTAGTCGGCTAGATCAAACGACACGGCGGCGCTCCTTTTCAAGGCTGCTGTGGGCGTCCGCATAGTGCCGGGAATAGTTGATGTATCCGCCTGCGCCTGATGCTTCACATAGTTTGCAGGTCCATCGGTAGTCCGCCATAACGTCATTCATCGACGGGCTCCTGGTCTAGAGATTTGGCAAGCATCCTATGCAAATCGATGGTCTGCTCAAGGCTGAACATGGCACATGTCAGGTTCCGGTTGTCGTTCATCCACACCTGTACGGTGTTTCCTGACCGTGCGGCCTCGATGTGCAGCTGCGATCCGCCGATGCGTTGCACTCCCATCATTTCACCGCCAACTCGATAAACCCGACCAGGATCATGGCTCCGATGATCCCGCAGCAAAACACAAAAGTGTTCAGCCACATGACTTGACGCTTTTGCCTATCGTGAGGGCGTGCGTAGGGCTCCAATGGTGTTTCCCCTTTCCTTTCCAGTAAGCCCGCCAGAACACGGTGTCCTGAACGGTTGAGGGTGCCTTGTATGGCCGGATTCCGACCCACTCGGCTAGCCCTGCGAGTTTCGCGTATGCGTTCCACGTGGATTGAATGAACTGGTAGGCGCCTGAACCATATTCGCCGTCTGCCCTGTAGCGTCCATGGGATTCCCTCCACATGACGCATTTCCTAAAAGGTTCAGCGCTGTGGACGTACCACGGCCCCGTGTAGGCGCTGTCAGGGATGCTTGCCGGTCCTGAAGCCACGGCCAGCCATATTGCAATTCCATCGATCACTCGACCCCCAATGTCGTAATGACAGTCACGTTTTTCCCCACAGGGTGGCGTCGGACTGCTTCGACGCTCGTAGCCAAAATACGATGGTGCCCGCCAGGCGTGACCCAACCGTGTAATACACCTGCCTCAAACCACCTAATAACCGTGTTTATTGACACGTTCAGGTCTTTAGATGCTTCCCCGGTTGTCATATACATGAAAGTGAATATAGAGAATTGTTAGAACTTGGCAAGAGTGACACGCCATTACTCAAAATATTCGCTCAGATCTTCCTCAACGGGCTGCTGAATCTCAGTGGAGAATCCCAAAGTGACCGTAGGGCGCTGTTCCTCCTCTGGCTCCTCAGCTAGAGCGGCAGCTATCCCCGAAACGTCCATGAGCAGTTGACGAAAGGTTTGACGTGAAACGGGCTTGTCCCATTCGATGGATACGTCACCCACCGTTATTTTCAGCATGGCCTTGCCAGACCCTCGGCAATGATCATGTAGCCGATAGAATCTAGGTAGTCATCGCGGGTGTAGCCCGATGCGCAACGGGCTATTTTCACCATCACCATACAGAGCGCTACCTGATCGGGCGTGATTTCGGTGCCGAGGTATGCGCTCCACATTCCGGCCACGCGACGGTGCGTTTCCATGGGGTCGCCATGGGTTTCCCATCGGTCGACCTCGAGCAGGTCTAGGGCTTGTGTGGGTAGGTATCGGTCGATCATGGTTTCCCCTCAGATTGGTCTGGTTTTGCCGTTCGCCAATACCTTGCACCAGGTACCGCACTCACAAACGGATTTCATCCACGCGCCCGTACGCGTGTACGTCAGACCCGTGGGCGTCAGTTTGGTTGAGCCGCAGGCCGGGCAGGTCGACTGGTCCCCGGTCCATAGGCCTATGTGGGGATGTTTGATCCATGGGGCCATGGTCCTGTAAAGCAATTCCGTAATTATCACGTCTTGGCAGTTGTATTTCTTGAATTTCTGCCATGCCAGGTCATCTTCTTCTAAAACTTTTTTCCATAACTGGGAAACCCCGGTTTGTAGTTTGGTGGGCAGTTCCAGTTGCTCGGTGATGTAGCCGAGCCGATTGCTAGCCCATTTGTAGCGTCGACGATTGATCAGGTATAGGTCCAAATCGATCCAAGGCGACGGGGGCGGCATCCCTTCCTCAATGAACGACCGCATGAGGTGGGGCACATCAAATCGAACACCGTTGTAGGTGATGAGCACATCGCATTCGTTCAGGAAACTCCAAGCGGCTTGGATCATTTCGCCCGGGTCATTGTGATACTCCGAGAAAAAGTGAACCTTGGATTCACCTAGCCACTTCCCGGCCCAGCACAGTACCCGTGAGGGAGTGACGATTTTGTCCGGTGTTATGCGGGCGTCGTAAAGGTCGTACGTGTAAGCCAGGTGCGGGCTGGTCTCGATGTCGAGGGTCAGCACGCGGGGCCGCATGGCTACGCTTCCTCAAATATTGGAAGCGGGAACGGGCTTCCGTCTTTCTCGGCTGCTTTGAGGAAACTGACGTGAATATGGTGTCGGTGTCCGTAGCCTCGGCCTCGCCATTGCCAGCGGGTTTTCGGGTAGGTTCCGCTGGCTACTTGGTCGTTGAATACGACGTATCGAATGCGATAAGAGCCGGGCAGGCCTGAGGCCGCGTAGGCCACGATTTCATTGGCTAGGCGTTGCGCGTCGCTGGGTTTGCCTAGGTCGGCGTCAATATCGATTGCGTGGACCCATCCTGAAGCGTCGGGGTTATGGTCGCTAATGCGGGCTTGATGGGCTTTGTCACCGATCCACCCATCGGATCGCTTATCGCGTTTGGGGAAACGCTTATCGATTTGGGATCGGAGCGTGACCCCTGCGGCTACGAGTTTAGGCATAATCTTCGCCCTCAATCTCAAATTCTTCGCCGGTGGCTACATCAGATAGTCGAGGCGCGGCGGAAAGCCCGTAGCGTGGGTCCTGCCGGTTCAGGGCATTTATCAGGACGGGCACGACTGCAGCTGTAAGGGCCATGATCAAGGGATGTATTTGTGCGCTGGCAATGTAGGAGGCGAGGGCGCCGAGTGCGGCTCCTAGGGCGACTTTGACTATTGAGCCTTCCCATGTGGTGGCTAGCCATGTGCCGATCATTAGGCGGCCCGATTGTGGTTATCAATATGGGCGTCTAGCCGGGTGCGTACCTCGCGCACGTCCACCTCGATACGTGAAAGGGCATCTTTCATGGTCGAGCCACTATTGGGCCGGAACTCCCGCAGGATCG